GTCTCAGCAGTTAGCCTGCACCGGCAATAACTGTGAGTTGTAACTTACTAGGGGCTTCGGCCCCTTTTTTATTAGTCCCCTAATACACCCTTTAATGTCTTACCTACTACAGGCAAAGCATATAGTGTTTCATCAGGTAAAGGGTCTCCTTTTCTTACTGCATCAGATATGTCCTCTAAAACAGCAGCAGGCAACGTAGCTCCTATAGGAGGCATCGTATTTAACGCCATAGCATGTATAGGATCTTCCATAAACTTAGCATAACCGTAGTCATTAGCACCCATTGCACCAAACGTAAGAACAGATCCTATTTGGTATAGAGCACCGTATGCGGCTTCTTCAGGATCAGGAGCCTCGCCTTTAATTACCTGACGTGCTTCGTTAACAACACCATATCCTCCACCAGAAAGAACTATGTACTTCATGGCATTATTGAGTGCTTCCTTTTTGTTACCCTTTTTCCACTCCCCTATGATACGCCTTTCTATCAAGTCAAACTGTTTAATAGCAAAACCTTTAAGCATATAGAACAAACGAGCATTAGGGTTAGCAAGACCAAAAGATGTTTGAGCGGCGGGGTTAATAGGCTGTAACCTAAACAAGTCAAACATAACTAAGTCACGAACCAACTCACTATTAGTATTGTTAGCTGCTATGTCTTTCTTAAGTTGATCTAATTCTGCTTTACTAAAACTGTGCTGCCATTTAGTATCGAAGTTTCCTTTGGATATATCTTGCTTTGCTTTATTAAAAGAAGCGCCCATTATGCGTCCTTTACCGAACTTATCCAGACCAGCAAAACCTGACGCTTTCATTGACCACTGAAGCAGATCCTCACTACCCTTTACCATCTTCTCAATAAACGGAGAACCAAGCTTAGGGTCGCCTTTAGAAGCACGGCGTATAAACTCACCAAATACCTGACGACCTAAACCTACGTCATCAGCAGAAAAACGTATACCATCTTTAGCAAACAAAGCCTTAAGTACGTTACCTACTCCTAACTCAAAAGATGCGTTAAACAAATCATGAACATTCATTAAAGCACCGTAAGGGTTGGCAATAGTGCCTACGTACCCAAGAGAACGTACCATCTCTAACTCTTGTGCCATACCCCTGTTAGCGTTTACGCCTAGATCGTCTAGTATTTCAATAGCGTTTTTTATTTGAGTATCGCTAAAACCTTCTCTCTCAAAAGTTTCACGTATAATCTTCTCGTCAAATAACTTAAAAGTATCAGTCTCTATTTTAGCTAATGCTTCAAGAGCGGTCATCTCTCCTGCTTCTACTTTCTTTCTAAGTGCTTTAGGAAGATCTTTTAAATCAGGAGCAACAAGAGGAGCGCCAGAGGTACGTAAACCTAACTGCTTACCTAACTCCATACGAGTTAGTGTTTCACGTTGCCAACGCCAGTGAGAGTCAAATATATTAACGTACTCTAGTTGTTCATCTAAAGACTTTTCACGTTCCTTCTCCATAGCTTTACGCTTACGAGATTTACTCGCGGCGTCTTCAGCTTTACCAGCGGCTCGCGCTCTGTTAATACGTAGGCTTACATCATCGTCACTGGACTTAATAGCAGAATGCATCCACACGTTAGACAACGGGCCTTTGGTTACTTCTCTACGATAACGACTGTTGAATTCTAAGCTATCATCAAAGAATCTTTGAAGTCTGTCCCCTGCTCCTTGCCCTATGTTTTTATCTGCATAAGCTTTAGCATTCTCTAGAGCTTTTGTTGCGGCTTTACTGCCTAATCTTTGTGCGTTAACTGCATCTAACATCATATCGTTAAACTTGACATCGTCAGCAAGAGTACGTAACTGTTCCATACCCTTCCATATCTCATCAAGCTCAGACTGTCCACGAACAACACGGTTCATGCCTCTAACAATCCGCTCTGAAAATCCTGTACCTACTACTTTTTCTGCTAAGGTAGCAAGAGGAGAGGCTAAACGTCGTAGCTTAATAATTGTACTCTGAGCTGACGGTATTGTTTTGTTAGCGTCTAATGAGAATCTACCTGCCACGTTATCAAGTAAGTCACGTCTGTATGCATTAAGATCATCAGCATCAACAAAACCTCTAGTAGAGTTCTGACGTAGCTCTTTTATCCTAGAGTTTTTACCTACAATCTTATTAATCTGCCTGTTAGGTACCCCCATCTCACTACCAAAGTTAAGCAATCTAACATTAAAATTACCTAACTTATTAGGGTCTACGCCTTGAAGACCTAAAGACTCAGCAAGAAACTCTGTCTCTCTAATAATAAGTTGATCTACTACTTGATCATCAGTAAGCTGTGCATCAGGACGTACTACTACTTTGTTGGCTGATACCGCTTCTTGCAGTGCGCTTGTTTGTTGTACGTTTAATGACTCTGTATCAGTAGATTTTTTAACAAAAGAAGGATTGAATAGAGAGTCTATTACTTTACCTGTAACAAGACCAGCAGCCGCTCCTCCAGCACCCATAATAAGTCTTTCCTGAGGAGACTCCCCCGACATAAAACCGTATGTACCAGCTTCAATAGTAGACTGTGCAGGAAGACCTACAATACCAAGCCTAATTAAAGCAGCAGTACTAAGAACAGCGCCCGGTACAATACCAAGACCTTCGCCTACTGTAGCTGACACAGGATTAAGATAAGCAAACTCTTGTTTTTCTTTATTAATACGCTCTTTCTCAACAGAGTAAGACGTTCCTCTTGTGACCGCTGTAGCCAACGCTTCAAGCTCATCGGCTGTTTGTAGACTCAGACCCCCTGCTATTTCACGAAGCACTCCAATAGCGTCATCAGACTTAGCTTGTTTATAGTCATTAATCTTTTTTGCCAACTCATCAGAAAGACCGGCTGTTAAGTCTTCAGTCTTTATAGCATCTGGAGTTCTATAACCAGCTACATCAAGGTTTGCGTTGAACTCAGCAAATGCATTTATTTTTGCCATAAGAGACTCAGAAAGACCTGAAACATCTACGTCTTTAAGTACTCCTCCTACATCAGATCTTTTTACATCACCTATACGTGGTCCTCTTTCTTCTGCAAACTCTTCACGAGTCATGCCGTACGTACCCATAGGGCTAATATCTTTACGTACAGGAGCTAAATCAGTAGAAGACTTAGGAACATCAGCAGACGTAGGTAAAGAAACGCTAGGTAGCGACGGCTTAGACTGTGCCGTTAAATCAGTGAGTGTAACGTCAGGTTTATCAACACTAGGTAGTTCTTTAGAGTCTAAAGCATACTTAACTTTATCAGCTACTTGTCTAAACATACTAGGAGCTTGGTCGTACTCTGGATCAAACTCTTTACCGTAAGGAATAAAATAATCTAATTTTGACCCTGTCTCAATTTCAATATCTAAAAGCGCCGCAACAGACTCTTCATCTGTTTTTAATACAGACGCTACCTGCTGTAAAGTAGCACCTGCATCTATTGCTGTCCTTACCTTTTCAGGGATACTTGCAACAAGCTCTTCCTGAGAAACATTAACTTCAGGACTTTTACTTTTTCTAGGCTCGTCAGTTGTCTTTTTAATTGTTGCCATGAAAACCTCAAGTTATTACATTGGTAAGCCAGCGCCTAAGATAGCATTAATATTAGCAGGTGAAGGATCTGTTTGCCTACGTGCTTCTGCCTCTGCTTGCTCACGGGACATCCCCATTTCCTTCATTAAATCATCAACAATCTCCTCAAGCATTGCAGCACGTATTCTCATATTTTCTCTTATAGCACGAGACTGTGTTTCTCCGGGTATTTGTTCACGCATTCCTGTCATAGCGTAATTAATAATTTCCGCTTCAGTAGCGGAAGGGTCTTGCTGTAATTTAAGAACAGCTTGTTTTTTAAACAAATCAAGTTCATCGTCTTCAGCATCCGAAAGGAAGTCAGCCATATCATTACCTTTCCAGAAAGGCGTGTTACTTCCCCTTGTTTTTATATCTTCCACTAACGCTTCTACTTGTACACCTAAGGCTTTTTCTCCTGTCAGGGCTGTTTTCTTTGCGGCTCTGTCTGCTTCTACGGCCTTAGTTAAGGCTAAAGCAGCATTCTTCCTTTCTGTTCTTAACATACCTGAGTTAGGATCTGTTAATCTGTTGTACTGAGCGTTAAGAACATCATCATTTTCTAATAAATAAGGATTATTTTTTATATATTCCTCACTAAAAGAAGACAACGTACCCTCTGTCATGGCTACTTCACGAGAGTCTTTATTAGTTTGAATGCTGTTTACTTCTTCTAATATCTCGCTTCTTAAATAAGAAGGTATAGCTATCTCTCGTTCATTAATAGTTACAGTAGCAGGTACGTCAGAGGCACCGGTAGCAAACATTTGATTAGCAACAAGAGACGTTATTTGATCGTCTACACGTACTTGTTGTTCTGCAACGTACTTAGCTTTTTGCGCTGTTAATTTGGCAGCCTCGCTTAACTTACCTGCTTTAGTTAACTGAGCAATAGCAATATCAAACCTCTGCTCTGGAGTGGCAGAAGCCATAGCCTTCATCTGCTGTTGCTGTACTTTTTGCTGTTGTAGTTGACCCGGCAGTTGTCCTGCTTTTTGTGCAGCAGTAAATAACCCTTGCTGATATGAAGGTTGAAGAAGTCCTTGTAAAAATGTTTGTGAAAACTTAGCCATAATTTACCCCTTCCCTAATAAGCCTAATAGGTCACTCATACTAAATGCTGGTTTAGGGGTCACAGCGCCAGACAACAAGTTAGCACCTACACCACCCAGCAAGTTAGCCCTTGCCATTTCTGAACTGAGCATCGCTTCAAGACCAGACATAGTAGCCTCACCAAACATACCTGAACCAAACTGACGAGACTGTTGCTCAAGCTGTTGCTGTCCAAGACCCGGCTGCAAAGCAGCAACTAATTGTTGTTGCGGCATATATCCTGCACCAAGGAACTGTTGTCCTAACGCAGCCTGTTGCATTTGTTCTTGTCGTGCTTGTTGCATAGCGCCTAACATAGCTGAGTTACGTGCTTCTTCTTGTGCCTTAGCTAGTGCTAACTGCTCAGGTGTACCGCCAAACTGCGCTGTACGTACTCCTAAACGACCCTGAGCAGCCATTCTTTGTTCTTGCTCAAGACGTTGACGTTGCTCTTCAGGAGACATAGCTGTACGCATACGTTGGAATATTTCTTGTTCACGCTCGTCTGTAGGTTGCATTGCCTGTCCGAAGAACCCGCCAGCGCCGCCAAACAACTGTTGCTGTAATGCTTGCTCTTCAGGAGATAATGTCATTGTAGTCTGAAGACCACCGTCATCACCCATCATAGAGCCAAAGCCAGAACCAGTAGCAGTAGTAACAGTAAATGGTTTAAACTGTGACATCTCTAACTGACGCTGTGCTAACTCATCAGCACCCATCTTAGCTTCTTTACCTACGTCACTAAGGCGACCGTACGCCTCGCCAGTAAGTAAACCGCCAAGGACACCGGGCAAAACGGATGTATTATTTCCTAAAAAGTCTGTAAGACCCCCTAAAAAGTCAAAGAAGCCGCTTGTGCTTTCTTCTTCAACTGGTGGTTGTACTGTTGGAAACGGTCCCATTTTTTTACTCCTGATTAAAGTAGCTTACCTATTAAAGCCATTACGTTAATTTCTTGTAGTGATAATTGAGAACCTTTTATATCTGCCTCTAAACCCACAACAATACTTGTTCCATATCCTGTAGCGTTTAAGCTACGTTGATTAGTTAAAGCACCACCAGTAAACTCTACAGTGGTGTATTCACTTACACCGTAGAATCCAGTAATTTGGTCTCCTACTGTAAACTCTGATGTTGCATAATTACTTTTAAAGTCATAAGCCCATTTTATAAATACTGCTGCATTGTTTGCACCAACTAGGGTAGGCTTTAACTTCTTTAAGATTTTAATTCTAGAGGCATCACCAAAAGTTAAACTAGGGCTATAGTATTTAAACCTGTAAGTGGCACCGTTGTCTTTATAGCCAGTGTATTGACTAATTCCATTACTTGTTCCTATTAACAAGTCTCCGTTTTCTTCTCTTGCATAAGATGAAAAACCAGTAGACAACCAGCGAGTAACACGGTAAGATCCGTTTTCTAATGTACCTCGAACATCAAAGCAGTAGGTTATGTTTTGTCCTACAAAAGTTAATAAGTAAAAACTTTCTTCAGGGCTATAAACAGACCTAAAGAATGTATTCTCTGATTGTAATGCACTAATAATATCTTTAGTTATATTGCCTGACAGGCTACTAATAGGAAGTGACTTTTCCTGTACTGTTCGGCCAAAGCTTTTAAGACCTGTATGTGCTAAAAACAACACATCAGTACCGGTGTACTGTACAGTGTCTCTGTTTACACAGCCCACACCAGCTACTGTATCTGCTAAGGCCATTGTTGCAGGAGCTTCTGCACCAGAATAGGTAACAATACTATGCTTACCAAATATTATTAACAAACCGTTATGTGCCGCTAACGCAACAATCTCGTCATAACCGTCAGGCCATACTTTAGATATGTCGATAGAGCCGCTAGTACCGCCTGAGTAATCATGACCTATAAGAAGATCAGACCAATAAATAACAGAAGGGTTACTACTTACTCCTGTTACCCATAGACGACCGAATGCTGACAGGACTTCGTTACCTTGTACAACACCAGCCGCACCAGCAACTGAGTCTAGACGTACTACAGAAGTACCGTCGTACACCAAAGGTGCATGAGAAGCTTGAAACAAGTATGCCTTATCATTAAAGTTAACAATCTTCCAGTTGTCAGCAGTAATTGTATAACCACCGGGTGTAGCGTCTGTAAGTGTAGTAGTACCTGTAAATATCTTGTTGTTACCTGCAGACAGAATTACATTACTACCTACGCTTCTATCAAATTCTTTTATAGCTCTAATTGTCCCAGAGCCTAAAGCTGTCTTGTCGGTTGTAAGAACACTATGACCTTTACGTGCCGCAATACGACCACGTTTGTCAATCACAGCGTTGTCTGCAATCTCTGCAAACGACGGGTCTTGTGCAAGTGGCGAGTCTTCGGTGTTAATACCTTTAAACGCCGGTGCTACAAGATTAATACTCTTTAGTTCTTGAGCCATATCAGATAGTCCTAAAGATCATCTCTTCTGGGTGCTTTGCCGCGTCTATTGCAATAGCATCAGACAAATACTTATCAGCAATACTAAAGTACTCACTAGTAGAAGTACCGCCAGTTTCACCACGTTCACGGGTTAACAAAGCTACTGCATAGTGGATAACAGGCTGTGAAGGTATAAGAAGTACATCAGTATTAGCACTTAAGTCTGCTTGTCGTTGAACTACATCAAAACGTAAGTTGTAAGAACCGTCGGGAGTTGGTCCTACTAATACTTTCGTATCGCCGTTAGTATCTAAGCCGTTATAAGTATAGTATCTTGGTGTTCCTTCTGGTGTATTAACAATATATATCTGTTCGTTAAACCAATCCTTAGTTTGATAGTTCATAAAGAAATTACTAGTGTCATTAATAACACACATAACCTTTACGTCATCACCACAGTCAGTTAGTGAATAAGTATTGTTAGAAGCAGAAGTAGAAAAATCAACAGTCTTACGTAAACCAGACCAATCAGTTGCTTCTTCTACTAACTTTTTAGCATCATTAATAAAGTCACCAACCATCTTGTTATAAGTAGTGCTAGTAACTGACGTGGTTTCTTCTTCACGTAACCTACGTAGCACACTGTTCATTAAATTAAGATACGTCATGCTAACATTCCTTTTTTACGTGTTGGCGCTTTACCTAATGCAAGCCTTAAAGCTTCTTGGTTGTAATCTATTTGTGGTACAGGCGTTGCTTGTTGCGTTGTAATTTGAAGAGGCTTTACTGTAGGAGCATAGGTAAATGTTTCTAGGTAATCTTTAAAGGGTACTTGTTTAGCAGCAGCAGGAGCCGCAAGCATACCACCAGCAGATAAAGCAGATATTATATTACCAGCTTGAATCTGTTCTTGTAGCTCTTCTGTTTGTTCACCATAAAATGCTTCAAACTCATCAAAGCGTCCTTCTACATCGTCTCTAAAGTTATCTAGGTTAAAACCTAAAGCACCTAACTCATCTCTTAAACCACCTTCTGATGCAGCAAGTTGTTGGAGTACTGAAGTCTCAAGTCCTGTTAAGTTAGAAAGAAACGCTGCTTCTTGATCTGTAAACTGTGTAGCGATGCCATTTAAAGCGTCGTCTAACCTGTCGTTTAAGTTACCAAACTCAGTTCTTACTTCACTTTGAAATCCTGTAAAAATACCTTCAAACTCATCAAAACGACCAGACACATCTGTTCTGAAGGTATCTAAATTAAACCCTAGAGTAGTAAGCTCGTCACTTAAAGCACCTTCTGTAGTAGCTAACTGTTGAAGTATTGATGCTTCTATTCCTGTGACACTTTCTAAAAATGCTGCTTCTTGATCTGTAAACTGTGTAGCAATACCGTTAAGAGCATCATCTAATCTATTATTAAGATTATCAAAGCCAGTCTGTACTTCAGTAGAAGTAGCAAAACCAAAGCTATCAACAATGCCTTCAACGTCATCGCTTGATAATCCTTCAGGAAACTCTATGTTACCGATAGCTTCGTTTACAACAGTACTCACATCTGATAAAGAAATACCTTCAGGAAGACCGTCAATAGCGTCTTGTATTAGTTGTCGTACTTGTTCTGGCGTAGCTCCTTCAGGAAACTCTATGTTTGATATAGCGTTGTTAACGATCTCATTAATTTGTTCTGGTGTAGCGTACCCAGCTTCTGACAACGCCAACAACAAACGATCTTCTGTAACAAACCCTGAGTTAGATAAAGCAGTGGCAATATCGTCTGGAGTAGCGTATCCTGCTTCTGCTAAATACTGCATCACCTGTTCTGGTGTAGCGAATCCAGCGCCTTGTATTGCCTCGTTAACTTGCTCTGTTGTAGCAACACCAGACAACGCTTCTGTTAATTGCTCTTGTGTTAAATAACCAGCATTAGCTAACTCTTCTTGAATACGGTCAAAGTTGTCTTGTGACAGCGTAACGCCATTAGTTTCAAAGTACTCAGCAATGTCTTCCATTGTAGGCATTGCATTAAAATCAGGAAGCGTATTAACGAAGTTCTGGATAATCTCATTAATCTGGTCTTGCTGACCTGTGAACTCAGTGTCTAATTGATCTAAGTAATCAGCAAACAAATCTTCAATAGAAGACCGTACATCAGTATCAGTATCTGTATCAGTATCTGTATCTGTATCAGTATCTGTATCTATATCTGTATCAGTATCAGTATCAGTATCAGTATCAGTATCAGTATCTGATTCGTCGGGTCCGTCGCCCTTATCAGGGTCTTCAATCATCGGTGGAATTTCAAAGTAGTCGTCTAGTAAAAAGTCGTACTTTGATTCATCGTCCATTAACTTCCAGTCACCGGGAATTATACCGCCTTCTTCTTCATAGCGGGTTCTTAAGTCCTCAAGAGAGTACTCATAGATGTCTTCTTCTAGTGCATGAAACGAAAGGTCATCTAGTAATGACTGATATGTACCAGATTCTATAGTTTCTAAACCAGTGTTTTCTAACTGATCTTTGGTGTATTCTCCGTTTAACTCAAAGTCAGTTTCTTCGCTTTCTGCTAACCGAAAGTACTCGTCTGTTTCGCTGTTAACAAAGTAGTTGTCACCTCTGTTGGTAAACACAGTATTGGGGTCAACTTCTGTGTCTACTTCTTGTGTAAGAGGAAGTTGGTCTTCTGTTGCTGTACCTGATTCTACTAAAACATTACGTACTGAACCGTATACAGCACTGCTTACGTTTTCTATTAAAATACCACCAAGCCAGTCAGGAATACCTGAAGGGAAACTACCAGACAAAACACCACCAATAATAGTTCCTGCTTTGGTTGGATCTGCTATTGCTCCAGTAATTTGACCAAGAACTTCAGTTAAAATTCCTTCCTCACCAAATATTTCATCAACTAAATCGCCACCAGCGCCAACAATAACTTGACCAATACCGCTTAATATTTCTCCTAAAGATTCTCCGTCTTCTATTTCATCGCCAATACTACCAGCAATTTCATTAACCTTATTTATTGCTTCTCCTACTGTTGGCAAAAAGATAACACCAGCAGAAGGCATCCAGTCAGGAAGAGATATACCGGGAATGTAAGGAACCAAATCCCTAAGAATACCTTCAATATTTTGTAGAATATTTCCTGTTGTTATAGTTACACCAGCGCCGCCTGTAATTACAACTGTTTCTGGAGAACCGGGAGGTGTTGCTGTGGAAATAGGACCACTAGCAAACTGCATAGCTCCTTGATTTATTATACTAGTAACTATAGAACCGGGGTCTTCCATTTCCGCAAGTGCTTCAGGATTATCAATCATTGTATCAACAATGTTTTGAGCTTCCTCGCGTGATGTGTTATATATTAAAATAGCTTCACGAACCGCTTGTGCGTTTTCTTGACTAAGGCTTCCCAAAGGAAAATCTTCGGGAGCAAGCGGACGCCCTGCTGCTGTAGCTTCAGCAAGTAATGATAAAAGTTCTCCTTCAGTATCTAAAAGATTACTTCTACCTATATTTGCAAAAATTTGTGACCAAATGCCAGTATTGTCTTCAAGACGACTCATCTATTTTTCCCTCGATACGCCCTTAGTTTTTTCATAAGAACGCATTGCACCAAGACCAAGCATACCCATTAGTACAGGCATCATAGTCTCAAGATCAATAAGCGGTATAGTTACTTCAATAGCCAACAACGCCAGTACAAAGTTAGTAAACGGTATAACCATAAAGTTACCTGTCATACCTAGTACACAACACCAACCAACAGCAGGACGCCAACCAGAGACAAATAAGGACTTATGTGCTGCTTCTACCTTGTTAACTTCTATCTGTGCTGTAGCAAGCTCCTGAGCGTGTATCTGAGCCATTGTAGCAACTTCATGGGCCAGCCTTGCCTTCTGGTCCTTGTCTTGTATAAACTTGTCTAGAAGCCCTGTAACCGGCCCTATAAGCGCCTCTATCATCGTATGTACTCAGCAAAGACTAATGCACCAAGAATAAAAGGGTACAGAGCAAATATAGCTTGACGGTTGACAGTAATGTCCTTACCTGCCGAATCAAGTTGACGTTGAATCATTTCGTAACGAACAAGACATTCCTTCTCGTGTCCTTCAAGCCTAGCTAAGAATTCTTCTGTTTTAGTCATTACTTACCACCTGTTATAATAAACATTAACAACCCAGCCAAAAGCCCTGTCATCATTACTATAGCAAAAGAACTAATAAGTGTTTCTTTTAGTTCCTGTTGTCTATAAACCGTTTCTTCTCTTTCTCTTGCTATGTTCTTTTTTAGTTCACGAAACTCTAAAAGTCCTTGACTACCGTATGCGTAGTTTAACATGGTTATTAAGTCTCTTTGTTGCGCCTCTATCTTTTTCTTCGCAGCAAAAGCTTGTATAGCCTCTGCTTCTACGCTTTTTTTAAATATAATTTTTTTAAAAGGTGATACTCTTTTTACCTTGTTGTTTGCGTAAATAACATCAGATGCGTGTCCGTACCAAGTACTTATTTGCATCATAGTGTCTTCAGCAGCCCTTCCTGCTTCTACCATTGCCTTTGCCATAGCAAACGCTTTAGAGGCTCCAGCAATAGCAGTTATCGGATCAATCATTTTTAAACCTTACATACGGTGGACATCTATAAATACCGGGGACATACCACCTATACCGCTTGTCCGAATCTGTATAAAGTTCTTTGTATTCGCAGACTGTGTGATAAACCACTGTCCTGCCTATATACGCTCCAGCACCTCCCTCCAATACAAGATATAAAGCAAGGGTTTTTACCAAGGCATTCCGTCACCAGAGGTTGGGTTCTTGTCTGCCTCAATCTTTGCAGTCAGTGCCGCTTCAGTAGCACTCTGGTCTACATCTGCGTGTACCCATGCCAGTACGTTAGCCTCTGTCAGGCTGTCATAAGCAACAAAGCCAGAGTCAGATGCGTCAGGTGTAAACCCACACGTACCGTATGATGATGCAGTGTAAGTCACAGCGTCGTCACCAGTACCGACAGTTTCAGATTCAGTAACACGCCAGTGTGCAACGGTTACACCGCCGTCTGCCAAGTTACGCTCAAGGTTTGCGATAGTCCATGTAGCCATTAGTTAGTCTCCAAATGCGGCTACACAAATAGCCTGTACGTTAGCGGGTTCAGATGAGTAGTCGTCACCTGATTGAATTACATGACGGTGGTACGACTGTGAAATTACAGCACCGTCTTCGAGTACACGAGTAGCAGTCCGTACTTGAACAGAGGTTACGTCGTTGCCGTCCTCGTCTTGAGTAACGATTACCTCTACCTTGTCTGCTGTTACGCTTTTAGTTAATGCCATTGTTTTTCTCCTGTTTTAGTCCGCACCTAGAATCCACTAGGTGTATAAATTTTTAAACTTGATAGCAGAGCGCCAATCTGTAACCGCCATTAGTTGTATTAGGATTATGAGAACTTCCGGTACTATGGTCATTAAAGAACCTCATATTTCCTGATGCTTCAACTGCCGCTCCTGTCACTGTATCTGCCGCATTAGTTAAAACAACCGCACTTTGACCAAGGCTAGTTCCTGAAAGCAAATTACCTACAGTAAACGGTAAACCACCAATATAATTAGACGCAAAATTAGTAGAAACAACCACGTACATTTCAATAAAGACTAAACGACCAACTTTAGTGTACGTTCCTTCTGCCGTTGAAAAAGCGCCACTTGCGTCTCCAGCAACTGTAGGAGTAAACGTCCCTTCTTCGTAGTCGTCTAGATGATTGGCTGAACCTGTGCCGCCTAGGTACGCACCGCCTGACAGGTAGAGGTCTTTGAAGCGGTGAGAAGACTTGCCTAAATCAATAGCCGCATCTCTAGCCGCACCTGTTGAGTTTCTTGGCTTAACAGAGTCTTCAGCGGCATCAAAAAATAGTGCAGTGTCTCCATTACCAACAACCAAGCCAGATGCTGTAGTACCAATACTACCGACTGTTGTGCCGTTTTTGCGGAAGTCTATAATATTGCCGTCTGTGCTTGTTCGATTAAAGTAAACAACAGCACCAGAGTTAGCCGTATCCTTGTAGGCCGCTACCTGTAGCTGACCATTTTCTTTTAACGCCAAGCCATTATCTGCCGCAGAACCTGCGCTATTGTTAAAAGGAGAATCATCAGTAGTCCCAACCAACAAGTTGCCGCTTGAGTCGATGCGCATGGCTTCTACGTTAGCCGTTTTAAGAACTAAATCTTGCCCGCCTTTTGTAGAAGAAATGGAAGTTTCGCCGTTAGCACACGTAAATAACAAAGCTGAAGCGCCAGTTCCTGTCCTGTCCATTCGGAAAGTAGCGTCTGCGCTGGCTCTTGCTATGTTTAAACTTTGACTAGGGTCGCTATCGCCAATACCGACGTTGCCGCCGTCCTTAAGATACATAATAGTGCCGTCGCCGTTAGCAAAAGCAATTTCACCCGCAACACTGCTGGATTTTATGGTATGCAGAGCGCCTACACTGCCTGAGCTTGATGCTGAGCTTGTAAAAGTTAATGAGCGTCCGTTGGATACGTTATCGCCGCCAGCCTTTAAATACTCTCCTTCACTTCCCTTATTAATTTCGAGCAAAGTATCTGGAATACTCGTACCAATACCCAAAGACTCCGCAGACGCATCCCAGAACAACTTCGCAGTTGTGCCAGTGTCTTCATACAGCG